TGGCGGGTGAGTTTGTACTAACAAAAGACGCTGTAAAAGGTCTTGGTGACGGCGATTCAAATCGTGGTATTGAAAGAGCTTATTCAATGATGAACAAGTTAGAAAATAAGGCGGATAACTATGTCTAATGGTGATGATTTAGTAAGCAGAGCGGAAACAGTACAACGCCGTCCAGAATACATTGAACGATTAGAAAAAGCTTTATTAAGTCAAATATTCGGAACTGAACAAGACGGGGCTTTAAAAGGCGGTATATTAGACGCTGAAGCATATCCTAATTTATTTCGCGTAGCACCGTACAAAATGGCAGGCCAAATAGGTCGTGACCCAGAAACAGGGGCAATTGTAGGTCTTGGACCAGAAACATTTGCAACACAAGCTTTAATGCAAGATGCTAATAATGATGGTATTCCAGACTTCTTAGGGCGTTACAGCCCTTATTTTGATACAGCGGGAAGCGCCGCAACGGGTGGTATTGAAGCATTAAGTCGTGGTCTTGGCACTGTAGGAGAAGCAAAAACATTTTTTGGCCCTGCCGCACAATATGTTTCTGGTGGTCGAGGTATGTATGATCCATCACAGTATGTATCACAATTTATGTCTCCATATACTGATGAAGTTATTACTGAAGTAGAAAAAGATATTGAGCGTCAAGGAGATGTTGCTAGAAATACAGCTAGAGCAAAAGCCGTTGGCGCAGGTGCTTTTGGTGGTTCTAGACAAGGTGTTCAAGCTGCTGAAATAGAAAGAAGCATTCTTGATGCAAAATCAAAAGCCGCAGCGGATCTAAGAAACAAAGCTTACACTCAAGCACTTGCTGCATCTCAAGATGCATACCAACAGGGCGCTACTAGAGAATTAGAAGCGGGTCGATTGATGGGCGGTCTTGGCCAATCTGTTGGTCAGCTTGGCTCACAGTTTGGTACACTTGGCGGTCAGTATGGAACTTTAGCAGGCACAACAGCAGATATTGGTCGTGTATATTCAGCATTACAGCCTGCGGATCTCGCTTTTATGACAGGCGTAGGCGAGGCAGAACGTGCGTATCGTCAACAAATGATAGATACAGCGAGACAAGAATATCAGCGTCCAACAGAACAAGCATTGTTACCGTTTCAATTTGGCTATGGTGCGCTTACAGGTACACCTTCAGCGGGTATTTATTCAGAAACTCAAGCAAGTTATGCGCCTCCTACTAATCCATTTTACGCTGGTCTTGGGGCTTACACAACGCTTCAGGGCATTAACCAAGCAAAATAAGAGGGCATAAGATGGCTAATCCATTAGATCGAGCAGGTTTATATAAAAGATACAAAGATGCACAGCTTGGTCGTGGCATTGAGCAGCTTTTTCAAGAAGAAGGCATAGGTCGTGGCCCTCTAGATTATAGCGGTGATTCATTAGCTAATTTAATTAAAGAAGAGAGAGATGCTTTTAATAACAACCGCTTTAGACTTATCTTCCCAGGTAGCAAAGAAACTCTTAATGAAAATATAAAAGATTTACGAGAAGACGCAGAATATACTGTTCAAAAAGAAATAGGGGGAAGGCTTTTTGATGGTGGTGAAAGAACAAGAGTTCCTAGAGGTCTTGCTGCGGCTCTTGAGCAAATGCGTGAGAATCAAAGGAGTGGTCTTACGCCAATAATTAGAGATGAACAAGGCAACGTAATTGGAGGAGGCAATCCTCTTTTTAGAAGCCCAGAGGCTCTTTTATCTAAAAAAAGAAGAGAAAATTTATTAAAACAAGATTCAGATAGAATTACTGCAATGCCATCTGAAAGCCTTGCATTACAAAAGAGCGGTCTTGATGAATTAGCCGATCAACTTAGGCCAATTCCAATAAGTGGTCCGAAATCTGATGAATCGTCTATAGTTACGGTTGAAGGTCCAGCATCAAAAAAAACAACAGAGAAAAAAGAAGATAGAACTGTTGAAGAATTTAGGGCTGATGAGGAAAAGATAGCAAAGATGACAGGTGGTGATCCTGTCATTGGCGAAACTAAACAAGGGATTTTAGACAATAGTTTTAGTGAAGCTATGGATGATTATATCAACGCTGTTCGTGGCGCTGCCCCTGAAGGTAAAGAACGTACTCTTGATGAGTATAAAGCAGAATTTGCAGAGGCAACTGGTATAGACATAAGTGGTAAGGTGGACAAAAGTTCGGCTTTGATGGCTTTTGGGCTTGCCTTGATGCAAAATCGAGCAGGAAGTGGCTTTAACGTAGGAAAAATGTTAAGCGCAATAGGTGAGGCGGGTGAAAAAGCATTGCCTGCTCTTGAAAAAGCTAAAGAGAAAGCTCAATCAGCCGCTATAGCCGCAGGTAAATATGCTCTTGAGGCACGAGCTTCTGACCGAGCGAAAGATGAAGCGGCGGATCTAGCTGGTAAAAAACGTGGCAAGTATTGGGTTTACAAAAAAGGCGGCAAAGGCACAGAGTTCGCAAACTTTGATGAAGGTGAGTTTGTTGATCTAAACCCATTTGAGCTTAACAAGCTAATTGAAAACAAAGATTTTGCAAGTCAGTATGAATTTATTGATGCTTCTGATCGTATGTCTATTTTAGAAAAACGTGCAGAGGGCGTTGATCTTGGTGATATGTGGTCAGGATATGAGCGTTATTCTTTAATTGGTGGTAAGGCAGATGATGTTCCTCCAGAGCTACAGGTTTTGGCTGCTGCGGCTGATCCGAATTATGCAGGAGTAACGCCCACTCGATTTAAAATTGCAGAAGATCCAAAAGCAGTTGCAAGAAGATTTGCAGAATATCAAAAAAGCATAAACTCTGGAGCAGCAAGATTTGAAAATTTATTAAAAAATTTAAATGAAGGGGTAACAATTCCCGAACAATTTGTAGCAAGTGCAAATAAAATATTGGTATCATTTGGTATTGGAGAAACAAGCACAATAGCGGAAGCCCAAAGAGCATTAAAAAATCTTGCAATTGATGAAGCAACAAATATTCTTAAAGAATCTGGCAAAACGTTATCAGATACTGATCGTAGACTTGTGAGAGAAAGAGTTGGTGACATTTCTTGGGGAAGTGCTGATTTAAAATTAATTAAAAAACAACTAAAAGATATTTATGAACTTACAGTTTTAAAACCTCAAGAAAATCTTGATACAGCCATAAGTTGGTTAGAAACAAATGCAGGTATAGAATTTGGTTCTTTAACAGAAGAACCTCTTATCCCTCGTTCTCAAGCAGAGCTTGATGCCATGAATGCCAGAGATGGCACTAATTTAACAATGGATGATTTTAAGTAGGAACGTAATTATGACACCACAAGAACAATTACGAAAATTCCGAGAAACTCAAGAAAAAAAACTATCTCCGCAAGAGCAATTAAGGAGATTTCGTGAATCTCAATCTGGTGGTAGTTCTCTTGGTATGAAAAAAGCTAGATCCTTTGAGGATTTGATGTCTTCTTCTGGACAAGACGAACAAATGTTTGACTATAAAACAGGAGCCAGAGGTGGTTTAAGAGCAAAACTATCCTTTATGGAGACAGCAGAAGAAAAAGAAAACTTTTTACGTCAAAGAGTTGGCAAAGATGGTTATACTAAAGATTCTGAGGGTAGATTAGCTCTCACACCTGAAGGTCAGGCAAAAGAGGGCATGAAGCCCATTGATAAAAACCTTGTTATTGATGAAAAAGGATTCAGCTTACGAGATGTTTCAGACGTTGTAGGTTATGCGCCTGAAACAATTGGCTCAATAATTGGTGGTATTATCGGTGCGCCTACACTTGTAGGTGGTTTTTTGGGCGCGGGCGCGGGAGCCGCTGCGGGTCAAACCATAGAAGAAGGTATTGAAAGTCTATTAGGCTTGCAAAAACAAACCGCAGGCGAGGTTGCAACAGATGTTGCGGTAGAAGCTGCAATAGCGGGTGTGGGTGATCTTGCAGGTAATTTAATTTTTCGAGCAGGTAAAAAAGCATTAGGTCTTGGTGGCAAAGCTGCAAACGCAGCGGCAAGAGGGATGGGAACACAACAAAGAGAAGTTGGTTCAGAAACCGCAGATCAATTGTTAAAGATTATGGATAAAGGCGGTCTTCCTAGTTACGAAGCTGCGGGTTTCGGTCCTGGGGTTAGTCGTATATCTCAAACAGCGGAAGCAATCTCTGGAAACAAAGAGAGAGCCATAAGAAATGTATCTTTTGCATTAAATGAAAAAGAAAGATTATTATCTCAATTAGGTTTAGACCCAAAGAAACCAATTACATCAGATGAATTAGCTAAAGCTATATCAGAATCAGGGCCAGCCAAAGCCAAACAGCTTGAAGCTCAATTAGCTAAGTCTCAAAATGCACACATAAAAGCAATTGATGACACTGTTAAACTTCTTACAAAATCCACTAAAGAAGGTGCTGAGATAGAAGACGAAGTATTAAAAGTTTTAATGAAAAACTATGATGAATTTATTAAAACGAGCGATGCAAATTGGAAACAGATAGATGACACATTAAATCAAATTCGTGGTCAAGTTAAGGTTAATGGCGAGTTAGTTCCCGCAGGTGGTGGCGAGATTCCAATATTTGATGTTCAAGCATTCAAGACAATGTACGATGACGTTTTGCGTAAAGAGTATGATGGAGCAACGGCTAATGCGCCTGAAGAATTTTTAGAAATAGGCAAAGCATTAGGACAGCTTATGAGAAATGAAACACGCCCAGGTTTTACTTCATTCAACGGTATGAAGCAATTGCGTAAAAAAATTCACGATACACTTATGGACCCCAAACTAAGTTTAGGAGATACATCAGCAAGACGAGAGCTTGTTAAGATAGAACAGCGCATTGATGATATGATGTATGGTAAAGTTCCTATTAAGTTTGAGAGCATAGGAAGAGGTAATGCTCCGATTATAAAAAGGGCAATGAAGCAGTTAGAAGATGCTCGTCAGTCATATGCAAAAGAAATAGGAACCTTTAGAAAATTAGAAACTTTAGCAATATTAAGAAACGCGGGAGAAGCAGGAAAAGACGTAAAACTCATTGTTGGTAGAAATTTTCCACAAATAGTTAGCTCTCCTGAAAGAGTAAAGGCAGTAATAAAAGCTGCAGGTGAACGAGGCGATGAAGTCCGTAACATGCTACAGCAAAAGTTTATTGATGATGCCTTACAAAATAGTGGTAAAGATTTTGCTGATCCTGATAAGTTTAACGGTTTACAGTTTTTTAACGCAATAAACGGAAAAACTACTCGTAAAGTTGGAGAAGAATTATTCGGAGATGATTGGAAAGAAGTATCAGCATTGTCCAGATCTCTTGCTTACAATGGCATCCGTAAAATGGATAATAAAGTTTTAGAAAATGCTATCGCCCAAAACCCCGGTGATGATATCATAATAACTTTAAAAAACATTAGAGAGGCTCAAGTCAATCTTGATGAGGCAATGTCAACAAAAGTATTGCGAGATCTTGCAGAAGGAAAGGTTGATCCAGAAGAAGCGGCATCTATAATTGTGAATCCAAAAACTTCTCGTGGTCAAATGGATCGTATTTTAAAATATTTTAAAGATGATCCAGTTGCGAAAGAAACTATAAAAAACAAATTAGTCAGTGATATTTTAGGTTCAGTGAATGAAGACATATTTGTTACTGAACAAGCGGCAAGTTCTCTTCAAAATGTTTTAAAATCTTATAAACGTGAAATGTTAAATAAGGTTTTGGGAAAAGAATATGTTGATGAATTGTTTGAATTTGCAAACGATTTGATTTTATTAAAAGACACAGGAAGAAAAGGCGCAGGCTCATTAGCAGCCGATGCGATTAGAACTGGTGCAGTAACAAATCCTATGAAAAATTTACCCAAAGTTGCTCGTTTTCGTGGATTAAATTATATTGTTAACAATCCAGCAACTGTAAGAGCAGGCTTGGAATTAAAAGCAGGCAGAAAGAACGCACAAGAGGCAGCTAAAAGCGTTGGTAAAACTTTGGGTATTGGAGCAGAAAATTCAGGATCTGGTGCTTTAGGTAGAACAGCAGATAAAGTTGTTAGAGGATTAGGGGTTGCTAATACAATTGGTGTTGGCGCTAGACAAGCAGCCGCACGACCAATCGTAAATGAGATAAGAGGTAGAGGTGGTGTAGATCAAGGGGTGCCACCGCAACGAAACACAACTCCTGTTCCTCAAGTATTGCCCCCTGTGTCAGTTGTAGATAATTTACAAATAACTCAAAAAGTTGATCCGAGATCTCTCCAACGACAACAAAGTTTACGCGAAAGAGCTAAACGGAACCCTTACGTTGCATCTACATTATTAGGCGGTCTTGGTAGCGCGGGTCTTCTTTAACTGTCCATAACTGCGGATAAACCGCCAACAACTGCTGTAGCTCTTTTTCGTGTGCGATAAGGGGGTCGATTTGATTTTTTCAAATTCATTTTGTCATATGCTTCATCAACTAGAATCGCTAGTTGTGTTGAAATGTTTCGGCGTTCTACATGTGCCATATGGACAACCTTTTCGTAAGTATCTGTATTAACACCTATAGACTTGTATTTAGATGGTTTAGTCATTACCATAACTCCCATAATGTACTTAAAGTTAACATATAATCCCAAAACAAGAAGGTCAAGACCCAAGTACGGCAACAAGAAAACTGTGGTTGACGGAATAAAGTTTGATTCTAAATGGGAATCACAACGTTATCTTTATCTGAAGTCTTTGGAAAAAGCCAATCGAGTAAAGAATTTAGAACTACAGCCGAAGTTCATAATTTCTGTAAACGGACAAAAAATCTGCACATACATAGCCGATTTTAAATATGACAGAGAAGATAAAGACGGTGTTTGGGAACATGTGATTGAAGACGCAAAAGGTGTGGAAACCCCTGAATTTAAACTAAAAAAGAAGCTTATGAAAGCTGTTCATAACATTGATATCTACCTTTCCAAAAAAAAATAGTTGACAGATATTCTTTAAATTCCTAAGTTTAGGATTCTAGATTTTAAGGAATATTATTATGAACAGTACAGAACTTTTCGTTGCGCGAGAAGAACTCAAAGAGCAAATCAACATGCTCAAGAGTGAACTCCAAGACATTGAACAACAAATCAAAGACATGTTTTACGACCAAGCCAGGGATGCGCTCCGGGCAGATGGTAAAGACTTTGGTACCACACATATGATTGCAGGTAATCAAAAGCTTAAAGCTGTGATTCGCAAAAAGGTCGTGTGGGACCAAGATGAATTAGGCTGTGTTTTGGAGGCAATGGCTCCAGAAGATGCACGGCACTATGGGAAGCTTACGCTTTCAGTTGAAGAGCGTAAGTATACAACAGCACCACCAGCCATTAAAGCGAAACTTGAGCCTTGCCGTAGCGTTGAGGTTGGTGGATTTACAGTAGAAGTGGATAATTAATATGAGTTTACAAATTATATCTGCTGAACAGCGTCTTGCGGAGAAACGTGGTCACAAGATTGTGGTTTGCGGTGCAAGCGGTGTTGGCAAAACAACTTTGGCTCGAACACTAGAGCCACACTCCACTCTGTTTATGGATTTGGAAGCGGGGGATGCAGCAATTGAAGGATATCAAATTGATGTAATCCGCCCCAAAACATGGGCAGATTGTCGTGACTTTGCTTGTTACTTAGGAGGGGCAAACCCTTCTTTGGACAAGGATTCGCCATATAGTGAAGCGCATTATGATAATGTGTGTCAATATTTTGGCGACCCAGAAGAAACAATCAGTAAATACGAAACTCTGTTTATTGATTCAATTACGGTTGCAGGCCGACTTTGTTTTCAGTGGTGTACACAGCAACCCGAATCAAGATCAGAGAGAACTGGCAAATTAGATACTCGTGCAGCGTATGGTTTGCATGGGCGTGAAATGATGGGGTGGCTTACACAGCTACAACACATTCGCTCAAAGAACGTGGTCTTTGTTGGTATTTTAGATGAAGTTACCGATGATTATGGACGCAAGCAATATGCGTTACAGATTGAAGGGTCTAAAACTGGCAGAGAGCTACCAGGGATCGTGGATGAAGTGATTACGATGGCTGTGATGGCGGGAGACAACGGCCCATATCGTGCCTTCATCTGCGGTGCCTTAAATGAGTGGGGCTATCCTGCAAAGGATCGTTCTGGTAGACTTGACACACTTGAAGAGCCACATCTTGGTAAATTATTAAATAAAATGAGTGTGGGCGCACCACAGGCGGAAAGACCTCTTAATTTTGTAGACCCAAACACTCAGCATTCTAGAGAAGGAGAAGTAGTAAATGCTTAATTTAAACAATGCAAACGTATCAGAGGCTCCACAAATGGAGCGAACACTGATCCCTGCGGGTACAGTATGCCGTGCAGTAATCACTGTAAAGCTCGGTGACATAGAGATTCCAGAGTTTGGAACAGGTCATTGGTTCAAGGCTTCAACGGCCACTAAAGCAAAATGGATGGAGTTAGAGTTTACTGTCATTGGCGGTGAACACGATAAGCGTAAGTTTTGGGATAAAATTTTTGTTGATGGTGACAAGATGGGTCAAAGCGGTATTCCACAAGCTAAAGAGATCGGTTTATCAACGCTCAGAACAATTATTGAAAGCGCATTTAATATTCAACCAACTGATGCTTCACCCGAAGCACAATCGCGTAGACAGATTCAAGGCGTTAATGACTTGAATGGTATGGAGATTTGCGCTAAGGTCGGCATCAAGAAAGGCACCAATGGTTTTACGGATCAGAATAAGTTGACCGCAGCCATTACGCCTAACCAAAAGGATTTTATCCCTTCTGGTCAAGTGCCAATGTCTCAGACACCTGCCGCAGCGCAGCAATTGGCACAACCACAGCAACAGGCACAACCGCCAGTAGCAAGTGGTGCGGTACCTAGTTGGGCTAATCGATAGCTAGCGGCACAGGTTTATTCCACCTGCTAGACCACCGAAGGGGAGCGGTGGGCCAAATACTCCCCCTCTTTTCTAGATCAATGGAGTTCCCAACATGTTATTGCGCCCCTATCAAGAGGCCGCTGTTAGTGATGCATGTAAAGCATTAGACAAACACGGTAATACAATTGTGGTAGCGCCTACTGGAGCGGGCAAGACGATTATGCTCTCTGCGCTCGTAGGTGAACGCTACAAGGATGGTAAAAAGATTTTGGTGATGCAACACCGAGATGAGCTTGTAGATCAAAACAAATCCAAGTTTGAGCGCATCAACCCATACATCACAACAAGCATTGTAAACGGCACAGTTAAAAATTGGGATGGTAATGCAATCTTTTCAATGGTGCAAACAATCTCACGCGAGAGAAACCTCAGAGATCGCCCAAAATTTGATATGATTGTAGTGGATGAAAGCCACCATGCAGCAGCCGATACATATTTAAAAGTTATTAACGCAGTAAAAGAAGACAATCCAGACGCAGAGATTGTTGGCTTTACTGCGACACCCAATCGTGGCGATGGCAAAGGGCTACGCAGCGTTTTCAATAATTGCTCACATCAGATTGAAATCACAACGCTAATACGTGAGGGATTTCTAGTGCCGCCTAAGTCATATGTAATTGATTGTGGTGTAGGAGATCAGCTTAACAACGTGTCTCGTAAAGGTAACGACTTTGATATGGAGCAAGTTGAAGCCATCATGAACCATAAAGTCATTAATGATAAAGTTGTGACAGAATGGATAGAACGTGCAGAAGGCCGTAAGACTGTTGTGTTTTGTAGCACAATCAAGCATGCGGAAGATTTGTTAGAATCTTTTGTAGAGCATAATATTGATGCCAAGCTTGTAACTGGTGACACACCAAAGGATGAAAGAGCCGAAACGCTACATGAGCTTGCCTATGGTGATCTCCAAGTAGTTGTGAACGTTTCGGTACTGACTGAGGGCTTTGACGCTCCTGCCGTGTCTTGTATCGTTCTTACGAGGCCATGCTCACAAAAGGGTACGATGGTTCAAATGATTGGTCGTGGGCTGCGCACGATTGATCCAGAGGAGTTCCCAGGTGTTGTTAAAACAAATTGTGTGGTTCTTGACTTTGGCACAAGCGTCCTGACGCATGGATCTTTGGAAGATGCGGTTGATTTAGATGATAAAGAAAAGGGCGAAGCACCTCTGAAAGAGTGTCCAGAGTGCGAGTCCTACGTTCCTATGGGCGTTCAAGAATGTCCAGTGTGTGGATATCTTTTTGAGTCAGAGAAAGAAGAAAAGGCAGAGCTATCTACGTTTACCATGACGGAATACGACTTAATGCAAATGTCACCGTTCCGTTGGATTGATTTATTCGGGGATGGCAGCTTGCGTATGGCGACTGGTTTTGAGGGATTTGTCGGGGTAGCTAACACATCAAAGCTATCAGTGGCTTTTGGTAAGCACGGTAGAGGCAAAATTCGTATTCTTGCCGTTGGTGGTAAACCACAAGCTACCGCAGCCGCAGATGATTTCTTACGTGAGATTGAAGATGGAAGTGCAGCAAAGAAAACTAAACGTTGGTTAGATCAAAACATTACTGAGAAACAACGTGAGCATCTGTCAAGACAAGGATTTGAGATTGGCTTCATGGACTTTTCGTGGACTAAATACACAGCGGCTTGCATGTTGAGCTTTCTTTGGAATCGAACAGCAATTGAACAAGCAGTGGAGGCTTACCTATGATAAATTGGGCTGTTTATGATGAGGGGATGAAGATTTGGAAAGACGGTAAGCTTATGGCAATTATACCATGTTCACAATTTAAGTACATTTTATCTGATTTGGCGTTATGGTTAAGGGATAACGACACAGAAAGGCAAGAAGATGGCTAGGTTTGAAATGATTTTATCAATAGCCAAGCGTAGCAGTAAAAGAGAACTATACACAGAAGAAACTAAATACGTTTGTTTTTGTAAAAACCTTAAAGATTTGAGTGAGATTACAGATACAGCAAACGAAGTTATTCAAGATGAGATGGAAGATTCTGAAGAAGGCGAAGTTTTGTTCGGGTCAGCGGATGTTATTGTAAACGATCTTACAATTCTGATGCTGCAATATACAAACAGTGAACTTCCAAAAAAAGAAATAGACGAGATAATTGATTTATTAACAGAGCAAGAGGGAGCAATGCACTAATGGAAGAAAGAAAGCCAATAGAAGAACTGGCGTTTATATTAGGAAAGTTCGGGTGGGAAACCAGATTTTGTGATCTATCAGAAGATCAGGTTCATACACTCGTATTTGGATTACAAGAGGCAGCAAAACTATCATCGGAGATTGAAATTGGGAAGCTCGAAGAAAATTACTTTAAGTCAACAGGCGCTTGGCCCCATACAAGCATCCCATTCTGATCCTATAGTAGAGGCAATAGCAGAAGCCGTAGATCAGGGAATTGTTCGGGTTAATGAGCGAAGAGAACGGCGGAAGTACCTGGGAGCGTCAAGTATTGGTGAAGAGTGTAGCCGTAAAATACAGTATCGTTACCTAAATTATCCTCAAGATGAGAACTCTGGCTTTAGCGCACAGACGCTACGCATCTTTGAATTTGGTCATGGGATTGAAGACTATGCAGCCAAATGGATAAAGGATGCGGGGTTTGATCTTAGAACAGAAGACAAGATGGGAGAACAGTTTGGGTTCTCAATCGCTGATGATGAGATTAAAGGTCATATAGATGGTGTGATCTGTGACGGTCCTGTTGATATGTGTTACCCGGCGTTATGGGAAAACAAATCAGCAAAAGACAATAAATGGAAGTCTTTTCAACGTATGGGCGTGGCGAAAGCAAACCCAACATATGCAACGCAGATCGCTCTGTATCAGGCTTACATGGAGCTAACAGAATGCCCTGCATTGTTTACAGTCGTAAACAAAAATACGTCTGAAATATACTATGAGTTAGTTCCTTTTGATAAAGAGTTAGCTCAAGCAGCAAGTGACAAAGCAGTAAATATCTTGACTGCATCGAAAGCAGGTGACATTCTACCTCGCATAGCTCAAAGCAAAGATTTTTATCTCTGTAAGTTCTGTGAGTTTAGGGAGACTTGTTGGAAGGGTGAATAAAATTAGGGGTCAGCACCGTGTCAATGCTAACCCCCTGAAGTGGTAAATATGAGTGTAAGGACAATATAATGTCATTGAGAGTAGTTGGCAATACAATATATGGGGGCAACCAAAAAGATTTAGTCGCTGAGATTACGGAAAAAGTTCCGTCATATGTACAGATTGAAGCACTAAAGAACGCCTACCCAAACGGAAGAGTTGTTCGGAATGAGTTCTATCTTGGCTCATTAGCAGGCGAAGCGGGGCAATCTCTTAAAATAAACATTGATCCGTCAAGTCCAAACTTCATGCGCGGCATGGATTTTAACAGTGGTGACGGAATTGGGGGCATATCTAAGATACTTATGGAGGCTTACAGGTGGAAAATCACCGATGTAGCCGAACATTTTGCTACATTCTTAGATCGACCCCAGGCAGAAGCGCCAATGAACCCAATTAACCCGAACAAATTTAACGATAGCCAGGGAGAACAACCCGAACAAGTTAAGCAAAGACGGGTCATTGATAGTAATACACCGCACGATGGTGAGTATTTTTATCTATCAACTGATGGAGAAGTCCTTGTAACAGTACGAAGATATATAGAAAGAGATGCAGCGGGTGAAATTGTTCGGGATACGGACGGGAATGCGAAGAAGGAGTTCCGCCAGTTTCCACGCTTACCTGAGACTAGACCACTTTATAACCTCCCTGACATTGCTCAATCAGATCGCGTGATATGGGTTGAGGGTGAAAAATGCGCAGATGAGCTAACAAAGCAAGGATATACAGCTACTTGTACTATTGGTGGTGCCGGGATGCTGTCTCGTAACACAAAAGACAAGTTTGATTTCTCTCCGTTGCAAGGCAAAGAACTAATAATCTGGCCTGACAATGACGATGCAGGGCGAAAACTAGCTAGGATAGTCCAAGAACTAGCACAAAATGCGGGGGCGAAGCTAATCACTATGCTTGTGCCACCAAAGGGTAAGCCTAAGAAGTGGGATGCTGCTGACGCGATTGAAGAGGGTTTTGACATATCAAGCTTTCTCAACGCGCCTGTGCATAAGGTAAAGAAGTCATTATCACTCAAGAACCAAAACTTACTGATTACTCAACAGTTTGTTGGGTCGGCTCCAGAACAGAAGTTCTTGATTGGAGATACAATACCGCTTGGAGTACCAGTGGTGTTCGCAGCCGCAGGGGATAGCGGTAAGGGCATGATGACGCTTGATTTAGCAATGAAGGTGGCATCGGGCGATGGTATGCAAAATGCTTTCGGTGGTTTGGTTTCAAATCATGGCACAGCAATTGTTTTATCAGCGGAAGATGACAAGGACGAGATCCACAGAAGGATTAGTAGACTCGATCCCCTGAACAAACGTTCGGGTTATGCGCATGATTGCATCATTGTACCGCTGCCAAACGAAGGCGGTGTGTTCCCAATTATGATGAAAGTGGACAATACATACGCAACTTCTCCAGAGTTTGAGAAGATATATGAAGAAATGTTGGAGATAGAAGACCTAGCATTGATTGTTATTGATCCAATGGCATCATTCGTACACGCGGATGTAAACGCTGATCCCGCTGCTGGTGCAGCATTTATGGGTTTGTTAGCTCAAATATCTACAGAAACAGGCGCAACGGTCATGGTAAACCACCATATGGCGAAGGTAAGCGATAATGATTTCATTGATTCGCCAGAGAAGGCTCGTAATAAAATTAGAGGTACATCTGCGATTGTGGATGGTGTAAGATGTGCGTTCTCTGTATGGCAAGTGGATGAGCCTACGGCTAAGTCACGTTGTAAAGACTTGCAAGTACCATACACAAGAAACGCTGTGTTTGATGGTGCGGTGGTAAAAGCAAACGGGCCTGCAAATCGAGAGATAAGACACTTTATTCGTAACCCAGATACTGGCTTATTAGAAGATAAGAGTATAGAAATACGAAATTTTGCTATGTCTCAAACCGTTAGGGAGAGAATAGAGTATGTCTTTAACTTTATTAGAGAGCGAGAAGAGCGTGGTATCCCTATTACTAAGGGTGGTATGCATGATGGTATTTTTGAAGCCGTAAAAACAGCGCCAAATGATGATATTAATGCAGGAAACCTTAAAGGTATAGGCGAAAGCACACTTAAAAAGGCAGTAACCTCACTACAAAACGATGGGCGTATTGACCAATTTAAACGAGGCAAAAATAGCCCTCGTAAATGGCTTGGTGTTGTTGGGGGTCAATTAAATCAAGAAGAAGATATGCTTGACTAGTACGGGATATTATGCTAACTTTAGCAATTATTCTAGAAAAAGGAGAAATAAATGATTACAGTATTTGAAGATAGACAACCAACGCTCGAAGAAGCGCAGAAGATTGTTGGTGGTTTAGTGGAGATGGTACGCTCTCCATCAGAACCCGATTGGCAAATCTTGGTAAATGAAGAAGGGCTGCTCGATGGTTTGCCGTTCAACAAAGAAGCCACAGAATTATGTGGGACAGGCATTGTCGGTCATGCTATCATCCTTAAAGGGGATGCTAAGTGGACGTAGAAATACAAGCAATAATAAAGCAGCTTAAAAGAAAAGCCCATGTTTTTATCCTTGATGGGGATAGCGTGGGCTTTTTTAATGGAAAACAAAAAGGTGAAGAAATGTTCGCCTTATTAGAAATGTTGGAAAGAGCATTGGAAAAGAAAGATGCTTAGACACGTTGACTTATGTTCGGGTATTGGTGGTTTTGCGCTAGGTTTTCAGTGGGCAGAGTTAAGTAAACCAGTATTGTTTTGTGATATAGAACCCTGGAGCCGAAAGATATTAGCCAAGCATTGGCCTGATGTGCCGATTGCAGAAGACGTAAAGGAGTTGGCAAATGACCCAAATGGACTTATTCCAGACTGTGACATCCTCACAGCAGGATACCCCTGTCAGCCTTTCAGTGTTGCCGGGCAGCGCAGAGGCACAGAAGATGACAGACACATCTGGCCGTACATATTTTCCATTATTAAAGCCAAGCGACCCTCTTTCTGCGTTTTCGAAAATGTTTATGGGCACGTCTCTATGGGCCTCGACGAAGTGTTATCTGACTTGGAAAGTGAAGCCTACGCCACAAGGCCGTTCATTATTCCAGCTTGTGCCACGGACGCATTTCACCGAAGAGACAGACTTTGGATCATCTGTAGAAATGTGGGCAACACCAAACACGATGGATCATCTACCACAACGGTCACAGGAAGCATTGGAAAGACAAGCGAACACGACACGCAAGGGCAGAGCAAGACCGAGCAATCTAAGGGAGCAAGTCAATCCAGAGACAGTGGAGGCTTGGGAGAAGGCACAAGAGCCGAATATGTGGGCAACTCCGAGAGCAAGCGACATGAAAGAAGGACGGACGCTGAACGAGAAGGGCCAGAGAGTGAGCAAGAGCAGCGACTTGGTATTCGGAGCAAATCTAGCGGATCAAGTAAAGATGTGGCCTACGCCCAGAGCATGCACAGCAATGGCAGCGGAGAACATACACAACAGAGCGAAGGACAAGTTTCCGAATTTGGAGAGCGAAGTAGCGAGGTCAATGTGGCCAACACCGACAGCGAGAGATCACAAGGACAGTGGCGAGAACATGAACCTATATCGAGACAGGAGACAGGACACGCAGCTAGCTATAGTGACAAAGAGATTAGAGCCAGAAAAAACTGGCAGCCTGAACCCAGAGTGGGTAGAGTGGCTCATGGGGTATCCAATCGGGTGGACCGCCTTAGAGGATTAGGCAACGCAATCGTACCCCAGATTTCAATGCGTATCGGACTAACAATAAAAGAAACAATGTAGGATGTTCGTGGGACAAGGAGGTAAACCCGCCTCAATGTCCCTGGAAAACAATACAGATATTTGTTCGGGTTATCAACCAAGAGACAAAAAAAAGCGGGGAAAATCCCCGCTAATTCTTATCTTTTTCTTTCTTAATTTGTTCGGCTTTTTGCTCCCAAGGAGCCTTTGATAAACTGACGTTTGTTTTCTTAAAGTTAGCTATTTTACGTCTGTAACCTAGCCATTCTTTCTGTTTCTCCGTCCACTTCTCATTAGTTCTATCTCTCATGGGCGTGGCATCGGTTTAACAATTTCATTGGATGCAAACTTTGTGCCTTTGCAATAGATATGCACATCGTCTTGGTGCGGTATCATAATATTATACATCGCTCTTTTGTTATGACTACAAGCATCGTAACTCGGAAACAAAATATTATGCGTAACTTGTTCGCCTTGCACGAAATAAGTCAGCACCATAAAGGTAAAGTATTTAATCATTTATTTATCCATTCCTAATTTATCCATCCAATTCTGCATGGTTTGATAATTTGAAAAGCCAAGCAACTTAGCAGCCTCAACAAATGTTTTGGTCTTGGTCAAAGCCCTTTCAATGTAGTAACGCTTAACTCTGTCAAGCGCGGCATTCATATCAAAATCATCGGGATCATCAACGAAAGAACCGTCAGGCATATCGCCATCGGGATTAAGCTCACGGTGTTCATCATTTACGCTAATGTTGTATCTGATCTCTTCCATAAACTCTTGTAGATCGGTTTGGGTCTTTATACCACCCAAACGCTCAAGTGTGTAATGCATGCACATCGTATCGTCAGCAATACTCATCTTCATACTCCTCTTTTCCACTACCCCTACATTCGGGGCATTCAATTTTACCAACGTCTAAGTAACCAACGTCACGGTCAAAGTTGTGAAGTCGGGGAACTTCA